TACTTGGGTCGCAGATTTAACAGCAACTGTGTGGCACGAAGACAATAATGAGTGGTACGGAGTTGAGCTTGGAGCTTCTTATGATATTGAAACTCCTGTGGCTGGACTTGTTGCTACTCCATTTGCGACAGTAAACATCGCAGATGAATATAGCGCCGTAGAAGTTGGGGTAAAAGCAACTTATAAAGTTAGTGATCAACTCTCTGTTGGGGCTAAAGCTTCTTACAATACTAACGACTTTGATGGTAGTTCTTTCGATGTTGATAACGAATGGATTATCGGAGCAGGAGCTTCATTTAAGTTTTAATATTAAAGCTTTTTTAAAAAAATAAAAGAAAAGCCTCCCGTAAGGGGGGCTTTTTTTGTATTCCGTGTAAATAATTAAACATGGAACCTGAAAAGTCTATTTTAAAAGAGTTTTTAAACGGAGGATGGTTAGTGCCGCTTGTTGGCGCTGCTGCTATGTTTGCTAGGTTGTTGTCTGGAAACAGTGGGTTGTCTTTAAAACAACAATTTAAAAGAGTAGCTACGGCAGCTATTGCTGCTGGTATCGCTTGGTTTGTATTGGAACAGACAGATGTTTCATCTCTTACAAAAGCAATCACCTATGGTATTATAGGTGTAATTAGTCCAGAGGTAATTAGTGGGATTGTAAGGTTAGGAGAAAAATTCGCTAAGAACCCAGAAAAATTTATTAAGAAATGAGACCGAAGTTTATTGTTTATTGTTTAGCTGCTATTTGTTTAGCCTTTGCGTGGAAAGGATTGATTCTTACAGAAGACATTGAGTCTACTTTAGAGGAAAATGCTAGGCAATCAGAATCATCTATTATGGAAATAGGTATGTGTTTTGATTGGTATGGAGTTATTATAGTTAATTCTGTTGTCAAAACTTCTCACGGCTCTATAACCCCTGCGGAAATGGTTGATATTTTAGAGGAAGAGAGGGTGTATAAAGACGAATATTTAGAGGGTTATAAAAAAGACATCACCCCTGATGAAGTAGAATATGCAGATTTTGTTTTTAAACAAGAAGTTATTATAAACGCTTATGTTAATGAGTTGATTGATTGGGCTAACAAAGGAGATATAGAAATGATAAAAGCTTCAATACCCAGAATGTATGACATGACTGATCCTACAATTGACGCAATCAATAACATAATGGATACAAAAATGTATTATAATGAAGCGCAATCAGAAATTCTAAACGCTAAGATATCTAAGTATAGAGACTTTATGATCTTAACTATTGTTTTATGCGTTGTAATGTCTGTCTGCGCTGGTTTTAGTAGAAGGTGTGCATAATGAATTTTAAAGGTAAAAAAGAAGTAGTTAGAGCCGTGCAGAAACTTCTTGGTGTTTCTGCTGACGGAGCAGATGGACCTGTAACTTGGAATGCTATTTTAGCAAAACTATCTACAAAAGATTCTCCAAAACCAGATGGTACAATTCCTCAAAAAATGGTTACATTAGCAAGAGAAGAGATTGGTGTTTCTGAAGTAGATGGTAGTAACTGTGGTCCCAGAGTAGATGAATATAAAGCTGCTACTTGGTTAGACGCAACTAAAGGTTGGCCTTGGTGCGCCGCTTTTATTTGTTGGTTGGTAAGAGAGGCTATAGAAGGGCAGGAAATTTCTTTTAAACGTCCTCGCACTGCTGGAGCTTGGGATTTCGAAAATTGGGCTAAACAACAAAGCTCAAATGGGATAGAACTACGAAAACCTACAAACGAAGATATTAAAGCTGGTGATATTGTAGTGTTTACTTTTTCTCATATTGGTATAGCAGTAAAAGATGTAGACTCAAGTGGTTACGTTGTGACTATAGAAGGAAATACAAACGGCGCTGGCAGCAGAGAGGGTGGTTCTGTTTTAGAAAAGAAACGCCATGTTTCTAAGATAAGAAGCAGAATAAGAATAGTTTAGTAGACATATAGTATACTGCTTATATAATACTTTGATGAATAAGGTCAACATCAAAGTAAACAGTCACGACATCTTTAATTTTGTTGTGGGTAACTCTGTTTTCGATCCCATTGAAAGATGCATTGATCCTACAAGATATGAAGTTTTTGATGGCTTTGTCTATGATAGTAAGACCAGACAAAACATCACCCAAAGTCATGAGTATCAAAGGTTTTGCTGGGAGGTAACTAAATTAAAACAGTTGGCTAGGAAGATGGAGAGGAGAGAAGTAGAAAGTGTTTGTGAAGAAATCGCTGAAATTGCACCTACATATGTTCTTTTGAATCATGGCTAAGAAATCTACATTACAATCTAAATATTCACTTAAGAAAAAAGTGAAAAATAAAGGCGTTCACGCTAAAAATAAAAGCTCTAACCATAAACAAAGTAAAAACTACGTAAAGAAATATAGAGGGCAAGGGAAAAAAAGATGATAACATTACCAATCAAAAGAGAGTTATACGATTATAGTAAAAAACTAATAGAGGAAAATAATTTTGGCCAGAGAGGTAAAGATGATGGTAGTCCAAAAGAACAATTTATCGGTATTCTATCTGAAAATATGGTGAGGCAGTATTTAGAGCTTCCGCTAATAGAACCTAAAGGTTTCGACGGGGGTTATGATATCATGTACAAAGATAAAAAGGCTGATATAAAATCAATGAATAGGACTGTGGACCCCAAGCCTTTTTATATAAATAATGTTTTTGATGTTCAATTAAAACATCCATCAGAAGCTTATATCTTTACTTCTCTAAATACTAAAAAGAAAAACCTGTCTATTTGTGGATGGGTATCAAAAGAGGATTTTAAAAAGAGGGCATCTTTCTATCCTAAAGGGACAGTCCGAATGAGAGGTCCAGAACCTTTTCCTCTAAGAGCAGACAATTGGGAAATTAAAAATGAAGACTTAAATGAATTTAGTAAATGACATCCCCATTACATCAGATGATTATGAGCATGTAAATTGCATTGTAGAGATTCCTAAAGGAACCAATACAAAATATGAGTATGATGAGAATTTAAATATATTTAAATTAGATAGATGTCTTGTTTCTTCGTTGCAGTATCCAATTAACTACGGTTTCATTCCACAAACTATTGCTCTTGATAACGATCCTTTAGATGTCTTGATTTTTAACCATGATCCCATAGATAGAGGTAGCTTGGTATCTTGTCGCATTCTTGGTGTTTTAGGATTTATTGACGGTGGAGAGGTTGATAATAAATTAATCGCCGTTCCTCATTGGTCTCCTGTAGATAAGTATAGAACAGTTCATGATATTGAGTCAGCTCATCTTAAAATATATAGGCAATTTTTCAAAATTTACAAAATAGATAGAGATTCTGAAACTAAGGTCGGAGATTGGAAATCTAAAAGTTTAGCCGTTAAAATAGCTAAAGATTCTTATGAAAGATGGAAAAAAGCCAACCGAGAGAGGTTTCATGAGGAGTGGTCAGAAAGGCAATTTTGGTCTAAAATTAAAGAAAAAGGTTACATAGTTCATCCTGATTAGGTGTAAATAACAGTATGGATATTATTCTTCAACTAGTTCAAGATAACCCTTGGTTTGGTGTGGTGACTGCTGGAATCGCTTTCGCATCTGCAATCGCTGCTGCCACCCCTACCCCTAAAGAGGGGACGATTTGGTCCAAAATCTATTCTGTAATTGATTGGGCTGCGTTAAATATTGGGAAAGCCAAGCAGAAATAGTCTACGGATTTATTTTAGATCAATCTCTAGACACCCCCTTCCTATTGGGTAGGGGGTTTTGCTGTATATTTACTTGTTTAAATTAAAATAATCATATAATCTAATGGAGCATTCCAAGAAAGCTAAAACGCTTATGGAAACTCTCATAGTAACATTAATTATTGTAATTTTATCGTCCATTTTAATTCCCACTGCTTACGGTGTTTACAGGATTTTTGTAAGGGCAACAGCAAATGAATATCATCAAGAATATTACAAAAATGATCCAGAGGCAAAATGGAAAAAAGAAAGTGATGGTATTATTTATAACAAAGGTTGGAGAAAATGATTTCTAATAAAGCTAAAGGTCTATCAGGCTTAAGTCACGTAGCCCATACAAAAAAATTGATGGATGAGTCTGTAAGGAGATATCACCACTCTTGTTTATCAGCAGGTTTATCTATTAAGAAGACAGGTAAGGCTCAAGATATCGGACATGTTGACTTTGTTGTGGAAGGTGAGACTGTAGATTTAAAAGGATTAAAAAACTCCACAAGAGAAGGTAAAATACTTCTAGAGTTTCTAAATGTCGGTGGTAAAACTGGCTGGTGTAATGAAAGTGGAACCCCAGTCTGGATAGCTTTTGATATAGGAGCTTTCTTTTTACATGTAAAAAACTCTGATTTGTATCAACTAGCTAAGAAGAAATGCGACCTAAGAAACACTGTAACGAAAGTGAACGAGTGTCTCTATAAAGGGTACAGGAGGAAAGGCAGGAAAGATTTAATGTCTATGGTTAATCTACAAGACATATTTATTGCAGATTGCGAACATTGGATTTTACCCTATCAAGAATATGAACTACCTATAGAGAGTGTTTAAGGGTAGTTCCTGAAGTTTCCTGTCCCTATATAGCTAAAGCCATTATTGTAAGGCTCTATAAACAAACCAGTTGTGACGGGCGCAGAACCAGTCCAAGATTTATATCTTTCGTGGATGTTTCTATTGTATTCTCTTAATAAATGTTGCCTACCTACATCACTATCTTGTCCACTTAGTAAATACATACCTGTTACTTCAGCTCTAAAATTGGCCCAATCACCAGATCCAATTGCTGTGCTAGAATGAATTTCACTTAATAAGTCTATAGGCATACTTTTACTTACACTTTTTTCAGAATTCTTGAAAAATTCTCTTGACTGCTTTTAAATACTGTATATAATCAACGTCCATGCTCTTATGGATATTTATTGTCATCGCCTGGGTAGCGTTCGTATTAATAGTCTGTCGCTGTATGGGTATTAATTCAGAACAAGAACGCTATATTGAACGCAAAGAGAAAGAAAAAAAATGAAACAACAGCTATATGAAATGCTTCGA